TTTCCTGTTTGAGCCGGATCGCTTCGGCCGTCGCGTGCGCGTAGGCTTCGAGCCCGATCGCCTCGATGCGCGCTTTCATCTCGGGGCAACTGTGTAGTAAGGGATCGGGGCCGTATACGACGCGCGTGTACGTCTGAACGCCGTCGCCGAACGCTTTGCGATCCCATTCGTCGCGCAGAAAGTCGGCCGCGCTCGTGGCTTCGGGCTTCGGAGCCGGTTTCGGGTCGAGCCCGATGTCGGCCGCGAAGGCCTTTTCGTTTTCCTTCTGTTCGGCGCGCTGGCGAATGCCTTCGAGCACGCGCGCATTCGCCGCCTCGGCCGGATCGAAGGCCTTGCGCTTTTTCGTGCTCACCTGTTACCCCCTGGCTTGCCGCCCATGCGCACGCCCGCTTTGGCGCGCTTCAGATAGGCTTCCTCGGAAATGCCCATCATGGCGGCGATGTGCTTCTGCTCGGCCGTGAGCGTGTCTTCGTCGGTTTCGTCGGCAGCCGGACGGCGCGGCCCCGCGCCTCCCGACTGCGCGGCGATATGCGCCAGACGCTCGGCCTCCCGGTCGCCCTTACCACCGGCAGCGAGCTTGCCCGCGCGCATAAATTCGAGTTCCGTTTTCTCGGCTGCGATCTCCATCGCGACCCTCGCGGGCGTTCCGCTCCTGACCAGTTCGCCGTAATGCGACGCGGTCGCCTTGAAAAAATCCGTGCTCTTGTTGGTGAGGTCCGGGTAGCGGTTCAGAAGTTCCTGCTCTTTCGTGACGCTCGCCGTGCGCTCGTCGATCATGGCCTGAACGTCGGCGCGGCGCACGAATCCGCGTTTCGCGGCGAGATCGTCGAAGCCCTTCGCCCCGTTGGTGGTGATGGCTTCGAGAACGTCCGTGTCGTCTTCCGGCTCGGGCGGCGCAGCGGCGGGCTGCGCGGGCGCTGCGCTCGCTTCGCGGGCCTTCTCGGCCCAGAACGCGGCGGTGCGGTTCGATTCGGCCACCTGATCCTTCAGATCGGCGATGTCCTTCTGGAGCGCGGCGATCTGCGGGTCTGGGTTGGCGGGTTCGGGCGGCTTGACGGGCGCGGCCGCGGGCGGCTCGGGTTCGGTGAACGTCCGGATATTCGGATCAGTGGCGGAAGGGCTCATAGCTTAAGGCACGTGGCCCCGAACGACGTGCCGCGATAGAGATCCCCACGCTGGCGGGCGTAGGGGAGAACGCACGAACGACAAAGAACAGAGAGGATGCCGTCGCGCGGGACCACATATAAGCGCCAATCGACACCTGGGGAAATTTCCGCCAGTCGCTCGCGCGACGTTCCGCAGCCCTGACACGCGGACGGCACGCCGCGGCCGGCCAGCAGGTCGAGCGCGCGCAGATGCCACTGAAGGCAGTCGTCGCAGATGCGCTGCGCCGGACGTTCGGCCGTCCCGAAAGCGTGGACGCGGAACGCGGGCAGGAAACGCGAACAGAAGTTGCAGCGGACTGCTGCAATTACGCCCGTCACTTCTTTACGGGCGCGGGCGCCACGGCGGGGGCGTGGCCGTCTTTCGATTCTTTCTTCGCCGCGGCTTCGTCGTCTTCGTTTTTCGACGTGAGCCCGTATTCCTTACGGATTTTGTCGGCGTCGTCGCCCGGTTCGATCGCGAACGCGGACGAGCCGAGCCCGAGCGTTACGCCGCCGTCGTCGGTCGTGACGGCGACGGACGAAAGCATTTCCTCGTTGATGGCGAGCTTTTTGTTTTTCAGAACGAGCATGCCGTCTTATTCGACGGCGGGCGCGTTCAGCGTTTTTTCGCGGCGGACTTCGTCATTTCGGCGAGCATCTGGAGCGGGAGATTCAGGACCCATTCCGCCACCCAGGAACGGCCCTGCGCGTAGCGGATCTCGCCGATGTCGTCGAGCACGCGGCAGTCGTGAACGCCGCGGTCCATTTCCCGCTTTACGCGGTCGAGGAAGGCGCGGAAGGCCTTCGACTCGATCATTTCCTCGAACTTCTCGCGGTCGATCGCGTCGGTGCGCTCGTCCTGCTTTACTTCAATAGCGGCCACGGTGCGTGATGGCGCTGTTGGCGTCCATGCGGGCCTCGCGCAGCTTGCGGATCGCGGCGCTGCGGTCGGGGCACGGCGGCGCGTTGTTCACGATCGTTTTGACGGCGATCGCGAGGGCCATGCGGATCTCGCGGCCGGCCTCTTTTTGAGCGTCGTCCCATTCGTGGTAATCGAAAGCGTCTTCGATCGCTTTCGATACGTCAACAGTCACCTGGCGGGCGCGCGTAAAGTCGGCGAAGTTCCCGCCGATGGGCGTGTCGAGGGGCATTTGTTATCCTTCCCGCCGCAGATGGCGCAGCGCTTCGGCGACTTCGTACGACGCCATCGCGTTCGCGAGCCCGCCGTTCGCCAGCCGCACCAGAACGGCTTCGAGCGCCTCGACCGTCGAGAGCCCTTCGAGCGGGTCGGCTGACTGGATGTAGGTGGCGCCGGCTTCGTGCTGCATCAGTCGATTTTAGCTTGTAAGATGAAGCGAAGCCACGCAGACGCGCTAACGTTCGCGTGGCCCCTCACCAACTGCGATCCGTGGAGGGATCACGATGGCTAAACCAAGAATACAAGTCGAAATCGGCGAGACTTACGGACGTCTTACCGTCCTGGGCGAAGCGCCACAGCGCGGAAAATTCCGATTTTTCAGGTGCGAGTGCGAATGCGGGCGCTCGCTCGCCGTGCAAATCTACCGACTTGTCGGCGGCCACACCCGCTCGTGCGGTTGCCTTGCCTCCGACGTCCTGACAAAGCGGAACTGGAAGCACGGCCTTTGCACAACACCGGAGTACCGAATATGGGCGAACATCCTTCGCCGGGGCGTGGCGCAGGAGAGGCTGTTTCTGCCTGTCAGGACGCCCCGTGCAGATTCTCGCTGAATTGGTGCCCGCTGTAGATTTCCGCTGGCTGCGCCTGCGGATTGGGAGTAGGTTGTAGCGGAGGGTTCCCGAATAAGCCATGCAAAAACTGGAGCGGCTGGCCCGCCGCAGTCGCCTCATTCGCCGCGTTCACGGCCTGTTCGATGATGGCCTGATTCACCTTTTTCTGCGTGAGTTGCGCGATGTGCGCGAGGTAATGCTGGTGCAGCTTCGCGATCGAGTCGGGATCAACCGTGCCCGCGTCCGTACGGTTCGCGTCGTTTGCGCGCATGAAGTCCTGCATGTGCCGCTGCATGTGAAGCAGATCGTTGTCCATCGGGTTCACGAACACGTCTTCGCCCTGCAACATGCGCGTCCATTCTTCCTTTGGATCGATCGACATATCGGGCGCGGGCGGTTCGGGAACGAGATCGCCGAAGTTCGGATCGCCGAGCGCCTCGTGCGCGTCGCGCGTCACGGCCCAGAGCGCGCGGGGGTTCTGCACGATCAGCGGATTCTGCAGATCGAGCTGATAGCGCGCGAGCGTCTGTTCCTTTTTGACTTCCTTCGACCAGACGCTCGACGCAAATTCGAGGCGGAAGTCATAGCGCCCGTCGCGGTCCTCCATCGTGAGAACGCTTCCGCCCTTCTGCGTCGGAAATAAGCCCTCGGCGTCTTCCTCCGTCACGCGGAAAAACACTTCGGGCGGGCTGAAGACGTATTCCAGTTCCCAGATGTGCTGGAGAACGATGCTCATGTCCTCGCGCAGCACCTTCGTATCGAGCGATATGCGTACGTTGCCTTCTTCGAGCAGCTTCACCGTCTGGGTCGCCGTGCGCGGCGCGTTCGGGCGGTCGATCTGCCGCCCCATCTGGAGATCCGAAAGGCCGGTGAGCTTCTCGCCGTACGCGAGCACGGCCTGTTCCTTCCACGTCGCGAGGTCTAAATTCGCCGATATCTTGATCTCGCGGATGTCCTGCTGCGGATTGTCGAGCGGGATCGCCAGCCCCGGCGCGAGGCGGATCGTGTCGGGCGTGACGCCGGCAGCGGGCCGATAACCGAGCGGCGGCGTCATCGCCATTTGCGCCCCTTCCGTCGCCTGGTTGTGATTCATCGATAGCTCGTCTTCGAGATTGATGAGCATTTCCACCATGCCCATCGACCAGTACGTGCCTTCCTTGACCATCGAGGCCTCGACGAACGGGCGGCGGCGGCGCATCGTCGGATAAAGGTCTTCGAGGTCCTGAATCCCGACAACGAGGTGCAGATCCCAGAGGTACTTGATGCAAAACTCGCGCTGGCGCATCTCGCGGCGGTCGAAGTCGAGTTCCGCGGCGTCGCGC